CGACATCGTGCGCATTGTCCTCACCTACCCCAGCGGGCAAACAGTAACGATGAGCAGCGGCGTAATCGTTAGCGGTAAGGTGATGCCAGAAGTTGCTTCTGCAGGTCGGTTCAAAACGCGCCCTTACAAGTTCCGTTTTGAGCAGGTGACAAAGACAAGCCCACCGGCAGCGTAATCAATGCTATCGGTGCCACTAGGAACGGTGCCCAATCAGGCCATCTCGTTTAACGCAGATGGCGCTTATTGGCAGATTCACGTGTATCAAAGTAAGCTGCACATGTGCGCCGATATCTCTGCCAACGGAGTCTCCGTTGCTAGTGGCGTTCGTTGCTTCGTTGGAATCCCGCTGCTGCAGTACCCGTATATGTACTTGCCGAATTATGGCAACTTCATTTTCGATTCTGATCCTGATTGGACAAATTTTGGCGTGTCGTGCAACTTGTACTACCTCAGTTTGTCTGAGTTCCTTGCATATCAATCAATGACCGAATCTGGAGTATCAGGATAATGGCGACTGCGACATTACAGACAAACAGCAACAACGACCTATATTTGCCGGATGGTCAGAATTTGATCGTCATAACTGCTGAAGATGCTTGCGTGCAGAACATACAAGAAGCGGTGTCAATGCGGCTTGGTGAAGATGTATTTGATGTGCTCAGCGGCGTGGACTATCTCGGTACGATCTTCACGCCGCAACCGAGTGAGGATGATGCGCGGCAATCCATATCCGATGCGATTTTGTCGTGCCCGGATGTATTAAGTATTGAATCACTCACAATATCGATAGCTTTAAATTCCTTCAACTATGTGGCCACGGTGAATACCATTTACGGCCCTCTTCAAGCGAGTAACTCATGAGCCATGCCCCAATCCATTTGACGCAATTTTCGCACGGAGTCCTTGCCAACGTCACTGATGTGTCAGACCGAACAGCAGCGCACGCTGAACACGAACCGGAACTTGGCGTGCTGGCAAACCCGTACAGCAACGACGACGCGCCCGGTGACGACGCGCCCGGTGACGACGCGCCCGGTGACGACGCGCCCGGTGACGACGCGCCCGGTGACGACGCGCCCGGTGACGACGCGCCCGGTGACGACGACAACAACGAGTAAGCAGCGTACATGATCGATGTCAGCGCCAGCGGAACGAAGGTCAATATTATTGCCCTTCAATCTTTCCCAATCGGATTCTCAATGGAATCCTTTGCGGATGATATCGATCCTCTTGTTGCTGAAGAAGTTGAATCCAGCGGCTTTGAGATGCTGTATGACGGCTCCATGTTTGCCTTTGACAAGGCTGCGCCAATCAAAATCACGGTAGGGGTGATTGCAGGGAGCAGCGATGACATCAACCTGAAAATTATGCTTCAGGCAAGAAAAAGCAATGTCAAAATTCTGCCTTTCCCTGATTACGTATCGATGGTAATCACCTACCCGGATGGGGGCAGGGTGCTGCTATCGAACGGTCTGCTTATGACCGGGCCTCTGGCCGATACTGTCCAAGCAACAGGCCGCAAGAAGGGGAATGCCTTCACGTTTGTGTTCGGCACGTTCGCAGGCGCGCAAAGCGCCAAACAGCTTGTCGCAACGATTGCAAGTGCTGCACTCGGACTTCTTTCGTCATGAGCGCAAGTTTGATTTCCAGCCTGGCCTCCAGCGGGCAGGCATTTGCGATAAAAAATCAGCAAACAGGCGCAACTGTCATTCCTGGCGTTGTTCCGATAAGAGTGCACATCAAGCTTACGTCCACTCCAATGCGCCACATGAAAGAGGATGGAACGACTATTGTCGATGCTCGCATCATCCAGCCGACTACTGTGAATGTCGATGCGTATTGCCCGGACATATCCACATTCAGCGCCATCTCCACAGTCGGCAAGGACAGGTCGTCTTTTTATTCGATACGATCCAAAGGAATAGTCATCAATCAATTGATGGGCAATACAAGGCAGTTTAAGCAGTCGCCAGACGTTCTGTCAGCAATGCCGATGCGACTGTCATTTCAGCAAGTCATCACAAAAAACTCCAAGCCTGTCGTCGTCGCTGTTCCGACAAACTCATCATTGATAAGCCTTGGTATGAATATACTCAGCACTGCTAGTTCAGCAGTTACAGGTCTTGTTGCAAAAGTAAGCAAGGTGTTCTGATGACGCTCTCCCTTGTGTCGTCAATAACGTCATCTCTGACCGGCATCGGCGGCGGGGGCAAGGCGTTTTCGGCCACCAACGAGTTGACCAATGCTGCTTGTTGGACTGCGCTGAATATCAAAGATGTCGAGGTTGACTCATCATCGATGAATACGTTACAGCCAGTATCGCAAGAGCAAGTAACGTCATCGTCAACCTACACCAGCCTGTTGGCGGCGGATATTCAGGTAATCAAAATCCTCAATCCATCAAAGATGAGGATAACTGCATTCAGCGCAGACCCTTCGGCGTTGAATGCAGTTATAGCGTCGTTTATGGACACGAAATCGACTGTCAAAATAACGACAAAAGGGATAACAGCAAAAAGTATGACGGTCATTAGCGTTGACATCGAACAAACGCCCCAGATGACATCGGCAACGAAAGTCGTTATTGAGTTAGAGCAAGTCACCACGCCAACATCCGCCTCCTCTGGTAAAGCAGCACAGGCGACGGATGCGTCAACGCAAAAAAGCCTTCTTCAATCCCTGCCGTCATCCGCCGCGACAGTCGTTGGGGCTTATAATAAAGTCTCCAATTTTCTACGATAGGAACGGTAATGCGTACCCTGGATATCACCCTGCCGTCAGGCGAAAAGAAAACCATCAAAATAGAGATGTTCAAAGCCCTGGACGGATGGGACATCCAAAACAAATTCATCGATTTCGCCGCGTCAACAGACGCTGCTGTGCGTCGCCAGTACACCCTAGAAGTATTGTCGTATGCACAAGTTATGATGCAAGGCCAAGACAGAGAATTGCCGCTGAGTACTGATGCTCTTATCGATAATCATCTCCAGACTTGGCAGAATGTGCAGGCGGTGTTTGAAGAGGTTTTGATCGTCAACGGCATCGACCCAAAAACCCATGCCGACAAAGCCAATTACTGGACAAATGCCGGCGCGGAAATGGCCGTGGCATTTATTGCCGAAGCGACGAAGCTGCTTGGTCCGTCAATCCAGACCTATAACGAAGTGGTGAAGGGTTTGTGATATAGCAGCCGAACCATTCACCAAATAAATTTGAGTATATAAAATGTCCGACGAATTAGACAAATTTGTATTGCAATATACGGTGGACATGAAAGACGCAATATCGCGTCTGGAACAACTCAACCAAAAGATAGAAAAGACAGGCAAAAACTCCAAATCAGTCGGCGGCGAAATCAAAGACTTTGCTTCTGGCGCGGCTGACGAAATCGGCAAATTAGTCCCTGGCATCGATAAAGTGTCTGTTGCGATTAAAGCCCTTGGCGCAGAGTTCGCTGTGGCAGGCCTGGCGGTCGGCGCTTTAGCGGTCGGCGTTAAGTCCGTCATCGACATGCGGAATCAATACAATCAGCAGCGCAAAGAAGGTATGGAAGTTGGAGTATCTTCTTTGCGACTTGAAGAGTATCAACGGAAGTTTGCCAAGTCATCCAACGGCAATATCACACGCGAACAGACTGCAGCAGAAGTCAAAAAGCTCGCTGATTTTTCCTCTGCGGTGTTCCGCGATCCGACGAAAATTGGCACCGAGGCGCGGACTGCAAAGCGCTTGGGGATCAATATGGGACTGCCTGAACAACACATCGGCGTCAACGCGCTGTTGACCCAGCTTGGTGACAAGTTCTCCAAGCTGACTGATGCCCAAGTCCAAGCCAGCGCAAAGACCCTTGGCATGAATCAAGATTTTGCGTTGAGTCTTAAAAAGCAAGGGGCAGGCGTCGGCACCGTAACAGAGTTGACGTCAGACGAAATCACAAGTAGAGAGGCTGCGCAGCAACAGCTTACGAAGTTCAACGATGCCATGGCGAAGCTTGGCGAGAACTTCAAGAAAGCCGAAAACGCACTTGGTGAACAGCTAATACCGGCATTCACAACATTCGTGGAGTTGATGGTAAAGCTGACAGATGCGCTGCCAAAGAATATGCCCGCCATAGTGAAAGGTGCCGGCACAGCCTTGAAAACTGCAGTGCCAGGGGCAGGCGCAATCATGGGCGCTGTGGATACCGTCAAAAGCAGCGTAAGTGCGTATGACTGGTTGAAAGGGAAAATCGGCAGTGAGAGAGCAGCCAAAGTTTCTGCTGGGGCAAAAGCGGCGATGCCAGACACGTCAGTCATTGGCAGCGGCATCAGCGGCAGTAGCGGAATGGGCCTGTACGGGTGGTTGAAAGAGAAAATCGCCGGAAAGAAAGAAGTCCCAGGAGGCATTGATGCAGCATCAGCGGCAGTTGCTGCAGCTAAAGATGCTGCGGTTGCTTCCGCAAAGGGCGCGACGGTTGCCGCAGAAGGGTCGAAGGCGAATGCAACATCAGCAAAGGATATTACCACTGCAATAGAAGAGCAAGACAAGATCAATGAGGAATCGCAGCGAATGGCAGACCAGAATGCTCTTGCCATCAATCAATTTGCCGGATCAGTCGCGTCGTTTGCGAATGCCGTTGACGAGAAACAGGCGTGGGCGGCGTGGGCGGGCGAAATAGGCAAGGCGTCTGGCCTCAGCCCTTCGATCCCGCCCAAAGGAACACCGCAGGACGCCACGGCACCCACGGCAACCACAAGGCCTGTGGCAGATATCGCGCCAGACGGAACGCGCCAAGCAAACCCTGTCCGTCAAGTCGGCAAGACAGATTATGACGATACTTTCGCAGCAGCAGGAAAAAAGTACGGCCTGGATCCAAATCTTTTGAAGAACATCGCCCGCGTAGAATCCCGCTTCGATCCGAATGCCGTGAGCAAAAAAGGGGCAACAGGGCTGATGCAAATAATGCCGTCAAATTTCAAGTCACTAGGAATAACTGACGCGAAAGACCCAACCCAAAACATCATGGGCGCGGCAAATCTATTCTCCCAATTCCTGAAGAGAGCAAAGGGCGATGTTGAGTTGGCGCTGCGGTATTACAACGGAGGATTTGACAGATCAAAGTGGGGCGCTGAGAATGCATCTTACGCCAACAAAGTCCTTGGAGGATCGCAAACCGCCGGAACTTCTGGCCAAGGCGAAACACGATCCAAAATCCAACTGAAAAGCGTACAGAACACAATCGCTCAAAGGCTTGGCGTCCCTGTCCAGCAGCTTCAGATGGGTGGTGTAAATCGCGGCGACGTTTCGTTTGCTAGCTCACAAATCCAAAGCGGAATACAAAATCAAATTTTCGATCTGAAGAATCAGTTGAAGGCCGTCAATTTGCCGCGCCAAACAATGTCCAAGTTGATGAGCGAATTAAGGGCGCAGGAATCTGGCTTGGCAATGATGCGCCAGTATAGCGCGCAAGTTGTCGATAAGCAGCAGGCAGGCGAACGAAGCATCACAATAGGTGAGCGGGCCATCGTCATCAACGTCAATGGCGCAGCCGATCCTATCGCTACGGCTGAAGCCGTCCGGTTACATTTGAATGATCACATTGGCGAACTTGTCAATGGCACGTCAACAATAGTGAAAAGATAATGGGCCTGCGCAATAGGATTCTGAATGTCATTCTGACGCTGCCTGACAGCCAAGTGACGCTTGATGCGTCAATTAATATGCGCGTCAAAATAACCAAGGCCGCTTTAGCCATCCAGAACAAAGCAACAATTGACGTCATCGGACTGACGGGAAGTCTGCGAACGAAGCTGCTGTCTCAGTTCACAGCCTTCAACAACCGTAAGGTCGCAACAGGGCAGGAATCACAGAACTGGATCAACGTTGAAATTCAGGCCGGGTGGGATTCAGCCGACAGCAAACAATCCGTTGCGCCGTCCACCGTCTTCAAAGGGCAAGTCGCAATTTGCGAGCCAACATCCGGGCCTCCAAACGTCGGCGTTCGCTTGACGTGCTACACAAGACAGATAGACCGAACGGCGTGGGTGTCCGCTCCAGCGCCAGACCAGACGACTTTCAAAGAGTACGTCACGTGGGCGGCAAACCAAATGGGTTTCGGGTCAAACTTCATTTGCGATACCTCATACAACTCGGTTATTATAAACAACCCTGCGCGAAGTATTCTTTCAATAGCATCCTTGCTCATCGATATTCAAGACATGTACAAGCCGGATGTTGCGGCATTTGTCGATGACGACCTGCTGATTGTGAAAGACAGAAACAAGATTATGAATCCCGCGCAAACGGCAGTTTTGAGCGAATTCATAGGAATTCCAGGATGGACTGAATGGGGCATTGGATTTCAAACCCTATTCGATCCTACCATCAAACTTGCCCAAGGCGTATCCATCACGTCATCGATGAATCCGAGTCTGAATGGGACGTATGTTGTGCTGGAATTGGAGTATGATCTGTCCAGTCGTGACGGCCCCTTTTACGTCAAACCAGGGGCAAGTCCTCCAGGATGATATGAAAAAAGTTAGAGAGTTTTCCGCATTCGGAAAGAGATATCGTTGCGAGCAGTTTTCTGCAATGAAAGGCCTGGAGCTGATGGGGCGGCCAAATAACATCCACCCATGCGAAATGCTTTCGAGCACGCGGGTGCTGACAAATATCGGCGCTTGGGCCGATATGTCTGACGACGAAATATTGAATGACAACGTCATCGATTTGGCGCACGTCCTGCCGCCCAGGGTCGTTCTTGACGGTATTCTTTCCCTTGTGCACGACTTCAACTTTGCTTTCCTAGCGAGTTGGAAAAGCGTCAAAGTTCCTTTAAGATTTGTTGATGGTGCGAACTCGGTCACCAGCGCCAACGTCGAACCGATGGCATCTCAGCTCATTCAAGATGACGTGGCAACGCTTCAGCAGCTTGAAGAGTATTACTCACTTGAGGATGCGTTCAAAATGTTCGATACTCTTATGGTGAAAGGTGTGAACCTGGCCTTATCGCAAGAGGCTGCGCTGAAGAAAAAATAATTGGTGATGTTCTTTGTTGTGCGGTCGTCGGTATAATATCGAAAATTCAATGGAGTCTGCATGGCCGCATCGGATCAACCTCTAATCGCAAACACGTCAAGCGACAAGCAGCGATTGCTTAGTGCGCTGATGTCCGCGCTGAGAAACAGAGAGTTGGACTCTGATCAACTATTGCCTGCCGTAATTGTTTCGTTTGATCGCGTCAAAAACATCGCCGTCGTTCAGGCACTCATAAAGTGGGTGGACGTGAATGACGGGCTGCACAGCCGGAATCCCTTGGCAGGCATCAACGTCCTATCCATCGGCGGCGGCGGGTTCCACATCAGCTTCCCTTTGAATCCAGGCGACATAGGCTGGATTTTTGCTCCAGACCGCGACATATCTTTGTTCAAGCAGTCGCTTAAAGAATCGACGCCGAATACTGGACGGCTCCACAAGTTTGAAGACGGTTGGTTTGTCCCTGACGTATTCCGAAACTATACGATCAACGGCGCTGACACAAGCGCAATGGTGATTCAATCTACTGACGCGACGACGCGGATTTCAATCCAAGAAGGCATCATCACCATCACCGCGCCGACAAGTGTGAAGATTGATACGCCAACGGCCACTTTCACAAATAACGTAGTAATCCAAGGCAACTTGAATGTCACTTCGCAAACGACAACCGGAACGCTGAACGTGCTATGAGTGGAGTAGCTATTATTGGAACGACATCGACGCACGGCGGGTCTATGATTGCCGCGTCCGGTGCCAATTTCAATGCGACAGGAGGCGTTGTTTGCCTTGTCGGCGATTCACACAGCTGCCCTATTCCCGGTCACGGTATAACACCGATTGTGTCTGGAGGCTCTGTCGATGCTAAGTTGGGCGGCGTTGCAATAGCCAAAAACGGATCAGTTGCAGGGTGCGGCGCGCAACTGAGTGGTAATTTTGCAAATCACATATCGATAACATGACCGCTCAATATCAGTACATAACAGATACCGGAACGATCGTTGCTGATACGGCAACTATCCTGTCTGATGTGCAAGGTGAATTCCAGACGGCCCTTGGTGCCAATATAAATTTAGCAGCAAGCACGCCGCAAGGCTCTTTGGTGACAGCTGAGACGATTGCGCGAACGAACGTAATGCAGAACAACGCCGAAGTCGCCAACCTGATCAACCCTGATTTGGCGTATGGTACTTTTCTTGACGCCATCTGCTCTTTCCTTGGCGTCACACGCGGAACAAATCAATCCACCGTTGCCGTGGGCGTCACGTTCGTCGGAACGATGCCGACAACAATACCAGCAGGATCGCGCCTGGAAACTGCTGCGGGTGATATCTATGTGACGGTCGGCACAATCGTAATACCGATAGGCTTGACGGTCACTGGCACGATTCAGTCCCAGGCTTACGGCCCGATTCCATTGGCAGTTGGCAGTCTGACGATTCTTGACGGCACGATTGGCTGGGCGTCTGCCGCGATTACCGGGAGTGAAACCATAACCATCGGCACTCTTGCGTTGCAAGACCCTCAGTTGAAAAACGCACGTAAATTGCAACTCGCAACGCAAGGCGTCGGGTCGTCTGCCGCAATTTTGGCTGCAGTGCTGCAAGTGCCAAATGTCACGTCCGCCCTCGTTGTCGAAAATAATACAGGAGCAGCGGGCGTTGTAAACGGCGTTACTTTCACCCTCCCCAACGCCATGTGGGTGTGCGTGGACGGAACGGCAACGAACGCGGCAGTTGCCCAAGCACTATACAACGCGCACAACGGTGGGTGTCCTTGGGACTTCGGAACATCCAGCGGCGTTGCTGTGAATTCGCCAAACGGTGTCGCAGCGATTGATCCGGCAACAGGGCTGATTTACAATGCCAAATTCACCAACCCGGCGCTTTACGATTGCTACATCAACATAACGGTGCACCAGGCCAACAGCGTATCGTCGCCGTCGCCTGCAGTCCAAAACGCCATCGTCAACTACGCGACAGGCCAAGAGCAAAACGAGTCTGGATTCGTAATCGGCGCGAACGTCTCAGCATTTGAAGCCGCAGGAGCGGTTGCGCGCCAGCTGCCCGGCATCTACGTCAAGGCGTGCTCTGTGGCTTGCGTACCGCACGGCTCTGCTGCCCCATCGTATCCAAGCGCTTATGTGCCTGAATTCGTCATGCCGATGTTTGGCCGCGCCGTGCTTTTGCTGAACAACGTGACGGTGCAAGTAGTATGACTATGACCCCGTACAACGGCGATTTGACGCAAGCCCTTAAATGGCTGCAGAACAACGCGCCGAATATTCAATCGCTTGTCAATCAGAAGGCGAATTGGTACACGCAGTTCAACGATCAATTCTGGGCGGATTGGGAAACAAACATATTCAACATCAGTACGGCCAACCCATTCGGAATAATGATCTGGTGCATTATCCTAAATGTTCCGGCGTCGTTATTCGGCCTCTACGTCACCGGGCAAACGTCATGGGCATATGGCGCGAATCGACAAAACTACGTATACAGTGCGCTGCACGTCGAATCCAACCCAAACACGGTCGGCGGCAACTTCTATGGCGGTGAAAACACAACCATCGTAAACATTCAAGAAGCTAGATGGGTTTTGATGCTGCGGTGTGCCGCGCTTGTATCGAATGGCCGATTGAGCTATATCAACCAGATGTTGAAGTTCATTTTCAACAGCAATCAGGCCTGGAACTTTCCCGGCAAGAGCTACTTCTATGTCACTGATTCGACCGCGCCCGCACAAACGCTTGTCCCAACCGCGCCAGTCACAACTCCGTTTTACATGGAGTATCGGATTGGATTGAATTTTTCCGTATCCTCACAGTTCATCAACATATTGAACTCTCCACAGTACGGCATCGTGCCGACTTGCGCAGGCAGTAAATATCTAGTTGTCCAGGAGACTTAATTGACCATCACCGCGCCGCTCATAGTGCAATCGTTTGCAAATTCCGGGGATTTGGCCGTTCCGCCGCAGACCGATCCAAGTGGGTTTGTGAACTGGAATCAGGGCTACACCCCATTTTATGAAATTCAATTGGGCGTCGGAAACCCGCAGGCCAAAGCCGTTGAACGTCCAGTGCAGAATGCCCTGTTCAACATTGTCACATCAAACATAAGCGCTTGGCAACAGCTTGGGTTCTCTCCTTGGCAATCTGCCATGCCAGGTGGATACAATCAGAATGCGCAAGTAATGCGCCTGAACGGAAGTGCGGTCTGGACTCCGTATCGCTCGTTGGTTGGGTCTAATGTGTCCGATCCGCTGACTACGCCCGCTCAGTGGGAATATGTGCAGTACTCGCACGAGATGACAGCGAACATTCCTATGCCATCAGGCGGAACGACCGGCGCGACTGGCGAAGTGGTAACTGTCGCAACGAACTTTAACACCTTCACAACAGGAACTTGGCAATTCCAGACTGATGCCATTGCCGCTGGCAGCGCAAACGCTCCTGCGCCGACTGGAGGATCAACGACCGCAGGCCTGCTTGAATCCTTGGCATGGATAAACGGCGCGACCACGTACACGACGCAGCGCTATCTCGACAGAAACGGCAATCTGTTCTTCCGGGGAGCGACGAACGGAACATGGACAGGCTGGCAAAGCGGCGCATACACGCCACCATACAGCATCGATACAAGCAGCACCGTCAACCTGGTTTCTGCGACATTCTCGGTGCCGTCGGCAGTCCTCGCAGACAATCAACAGTTCTGGGTGAAAGTAGCAAACACAAATACTGGAGCGGCGACGTTCACGCCAAACCCTGCCATCATAACAGTTCCGTTGGCAATCATCGGAACTGCCCATCTTGCGCTGCAAGGTGGCGAGTTGATTGCTGGCGGTCGTGCGCTTTTGATATATAAAGCTGACACCACAAACTTTGTACTCGTGGAGTGCACAGGCGGCGCTCTGCAAACTGCAACTGCTACAAAGTCGTCACAGGCCGTAAACTATGGACAGCTGCAGGCATTAGCCTATCAGTATAACGTGCCGACTTGGGCCGGATACGGGCCTGCTCCTGCGGCTGCGTCAAGCATTGGTGACAGACTTGCTATGCAATTCTTGAAAGCCATAAATCAGTCGGCGTTCTTCTCAATTCCTTGGATTGGAAGTTCGCAGTATACGCTGCCTCTGAAACTGCTCATCACATATACAGGCCCAACTTCTGGCGGCAACTTCTATTTGCAAATTCAGTATCAAGTAATTGCCGCAGGCGGCAGCATGCTTGCGTCGTATACAACAACAGTCGATACCGCGCCTGGCCCATCCTCTGCAAACGCAGAGGCCCAATATAAGACGGCAACTGCCGTAATTCCTGCCGCCTCGTTAGTCGCAAACGCAACCATCAACATCGTATTCACCAGGCTTTCGACAAACGCCTTAGATACCAACACCGGCACCTTGCTGGTGACGGACATCGCAACGGAGCAATGAACTATGACAATCCCATTAGGCGGAAATCTACCCGCAGGAACGATAATACAATCACCTTTCAACATTGCTGACCCGACCTATCTACGCTGTGACGGCTCCGTGATATCTAGGGCTGCGTATCCCATCTTATCAACCCTGTTCCCAGTCGTCGGATCGTTCACGCAGACCGTGCGCACTCTTGCACTTACGCCGTCCAATCCTGGAGGCACTGCCCTGATGAGTAATATCGCGACGAACGGCACCAATGTCGTGGCCAGCGGAACATACAATTCAGCTTCTGCCGTTCAATACTCTACGAATTACGGAGTAACCTGGTCTGCAGCGACAACACCGGCAAGCAGCTATGCTTCTACTTTTGCATGGACAGGGACAAATTTTGTATCCACCCATGCATCTGGCACGCCTATGTATTCACCAACAGGAGCGGTATGGACGGCAGCAACAGGGGCGGGAACGCCTGGCGGCAGCAGCGCCGGCTCCGTTATTGCTTCTAACGGAGCCGGTACAGTTCTGACATGCAACGGCACCGGCACTACACTGTACATATCTACAAACAACGGCGTCAGCTACTCCGCGTCAACGACGGCAGCAGGGATTGCTGTCGCGCCAAATAACCCAATCGTCTGGACTGGATCGGCATGGCTCATTTTCGGAAACGGCACATTACAATTGTCAACGACTGGAGCCACAGGCTCATGGTCAAGCACCGTTGCACTCCCTTGGTACGGGCAACAGCCCGCAGGAGCAATCAGTGATGGCGCAGGCAACGTCCTTGTCGTATTCTCAGACTCTTCAATTGCGTATGCATCTGGCAATGGCGGGTCTACTTGGCGCCCTACTTTTCTGCCCGGTCTTGCTGCTGGCGCAAGCTGTGCAAATGGCCGGTGGATAGTTCCGTTGACGACTTCATACACCGCTGGCGACATGGCCATATCCAGTGACTTATATTCCTGGATTCACGTGCCGTCGTTTGCCGTTCCTGCGAACGCAGGCGTATCAACTAACGGCGCAGCAGCCGTAGTGTTTGCAGGAGGCAATTATATTGCCGTTGGGGCAGATAGCGCGACTGCTGCGGCAACGGCAACGGAAAACACGGCGAATATGTATTTACCGTTGACCAACAAAACAGCAATCATCTCCCCTGGAACAACGACCAGCCAGTCCGTTGTCTGGCAAGACTGGATCAAGGTGCAATGATGACTATTTATTACTATGACGGCTTTGGCAATCTTACAGATTTTATCAATCCAGATCGGGCCACACAGCTTGC